GTGACGTGCCCCTTACATACCTCGTGGAGCCACCCCAGGGTGAGGGGCTTTGTAGTGAGTACATCGCCGTCGAGCCACAGGAAGGGCGACGGATCACGAGCCGCATCGTGGAGAGCGAAGACCTTCGCGCAGAACTTCACGGCGTCCAGACGGTAGTTGTAACCCTCAGGGGTGTTCCCATCCTTGTCCGCGTGGGCCGCCTTGAATTCGTTGAAACCCTCGACTTCCTCAAGGCGCTTGACGACGAGGGGCCGGTGCTGGCATGAAACCTCCGAGGGGTCCATCCCATCCACGTACACCGTGAGGGAGATGTTGGAATCCCACAGGCGCGTGGAGTCCAGGAAGTTCTTGCCGTAGAGGTCCCAGCCCTTCGGCCCCCAAGAAGTAACGATTCTCATCGGAAGAGGTCCACCTTATGGTTCCAGTTGTAGAACTCGTGTTCAACCAGCGCCTTCTCCGCATTCCATGCGGCAGCGTAGGGAACGTCCTTGTAGTTGGGGAACCACGGTCCCCCGTCAGTGAAGTGGATGGCCTTCGGGCTCTCGTATCCGTAGCGCGTGGTGGGACTGTGATATGGAAGCCAGTTCCAAGTCTCGTCGATCTCCCCTATGGAATCCGTCCACTCGAAACCGTGCAGCCACGACCCCTTCTGGGTGTTGACTGCTTCGAGGTCCAGCTTCCGGCAATGGGGGTGCAGGGGATTCAGAACCATGAGGGAGGACCACAGCTTGCGGTGGTACTGCTGCTGCGCAACCCCGTCCATCTTGACGGTTTCTTTGGGACGAAACTTGTGCTGCACCACCGAGACTGCCCGCTCGGGATCACAGAACTGGAGCATCTTTGCGATGTCCTCGAAGAAGAGGAAGTCGCAATCCACGAAGACCACAAGGTCCTCGATGCCATTCTGACGGGCCAGGTGGGGCACGAGAAAGCGCGAAAAAGAGAACTCCGTGGAGAACGGCTTGCCGTCCCCCATGTCGATCATCTGATTGCCTTCCCGGTAGAGTGTGCGCCAATACTTCCCTGCAGCCTTCAGGGAGTCCAGCTTGAGCGGGGTGATGACGCAGGGAACGCTACAATGCCGCTTGATGCTATGCGCGGCTACCTTGTAGGCGATGTCCTCCCTAGAGTCATAGCCAATGAAGATGTGCAGCATGCCTGAATCTTAGGGGGCATGCCCTCGAAAGTCAAGCTATATTACTCTCGCAATCTGGCGGCATACTCCCCGCGAACCCCCTTGGGTACCGCTTCCAGGCGCTCGGGGCCCAACTGCATCTTCTTCACCTTGTTCTGGATGCTGGTGTTGAATGAGGAGGGATCCTGGATGATGCGGTCCCGGAGGGGCTTGCCCCTATCATATTGGGCAATCTCCTTGAAGTACTCGTTGGCTTCCTTCCGGTACTTCACGCGGGCCTCGGCATCCAGCGCATTGAGGGACTTGTTGAGGGCGGTGGCAATCTTGTCGCTATAGGACTGCCGCGCCTCGTCCATCTTGGTGCCGAGTTGCTTGGTCTCCTCCAGCTTCTCGCGGCCCACCGCCACCTTCGTGGGAGTGAAGCCCGTTGCCACCTTGACCACATCGACGGCCTCCCGCATCTCCTTGGCGGGCACCGCCGGCTCGATCTTGCCGGGGGTGATGAAGCCGGACTCCTGCATCACCTGGGACTTGACGATGTTGCGGACCATCAAGGGGGCCAGGGAGGCGTAGGCCATGGCGTCCTCGCCCTTGCTCTTGTAGGCCAGGAAGTCACGGATGCCGCCGCCCACCGCGCCCCCAAGGGGACCGAAGTTGGTCCAATCGAGTTGCAGCGGATTGAACTGGATGATGTCCAGCGCCGTCCTTTTGGAGATATCCACCCCCGAGGCGCGGAACGGCCCGTTGAGGACCATGTCGGCCAACTCGGCGGGGCTCCCCAAGAAGTTGAGGGCGGGCAAACTCTTGAACATATCCTGGAGGGCCTCGCGCACCTGCGCGCGCACCGCCGTGGGACTGATGCCCAACTCCACTCCGAACTTGCGGGTGAACCAATCGAGGGCATCGCCCGCCGGAGCAAGGAAGGGCAGGCCCCAAATCCCCGAGGTGGACATGACGCCCATGAAGAGGAGCGTCGTCATCTTGCGCGCCTCTGGGGAGTTGGCGAGGTTGCCCCCGTAGTAGCGCATCGATTTGTTGAAGAGGCCCAGCATGAAGATGGGGAAGGCGGCAAACTGCGTCAGGACCCCGAGGGCCATCCCGTGCATGTAGCGCGCGCGAAAGGCCTTGGACATCGTACCCTGGGTGTTATCGGAGGCGAAGAAGGCGGCCTCCATGGGGTCGTTGACCTCCACCCCCACCTTCTTCCCGAACTTGCCCAGGGTGTCCAAGGTCTTCTTGTCCTGCGCCATCCTGAAGGCAGCGAGGGCCGTGGCCATTCGGTTCATCGTCTCCACGGCGGTGAAGGCGAAAGAGCCTACCTCCACCACTTTGCCGATGAGCTTGCCCGCCGCGTACAACTCCTTTATCTGGCTGCCGGCAAGCTGGGTAGGGGCCTGGTCGCGCGAAAGCATAGCCTGGAAGTGGCCCCGCTTCAAGCCCTCTCGCAGCATCTCCAACTCGGCGGGACTCACCTTGCCCACCAGCTTCTCGATTTCAAAGGGGTCACCCCCCGCAGAAAAGGTGAAGGCCTTGGTGATATCCTTGATGGCCCGCCCGAGTTGCATGGCGGCATTGCCGGTGCCACCCGCCGCGCCCAGGAAGGGAAGGGAGGCGTGGGGAATCTGGGTGAAGTTGACGACGGCGGAGGAGAGGTTGCCCCACAGCGTATAGAAGAAGGCCAGGGCCTTCAACTGGGCGGTGCGCGCCTCGTTGCTATGAAGGTACTCCTCCTGGGTGTTGGCGATATCCAGCAACTTGGGGTCGTTCTTGATGGAGGCCATCGCCTCCCGGCGCAGCCCCTCGGTGGCCTTGTTGGCTACCCAATCGGAGGTGGATGCCACGAACGGCGCGAAGATACTACGGAGGTAGGTATCGTAATTCTCGGGGGTGAGCCACCCCGGGACATTTTCGCGCTTGCGCAGGCGGGCCATGGGCACGGCAGCTTCCTGCCTGAGGGACTGAAGGATGTCCTTCACCTCCTCCATGCTAGCCCGGCCATTCTTCTTGGGATTGAGGATGGCCGTAAAGAGAATGTCCATCTTGGTGATGGCGTCGACCTTGGGGAGAAACTGCTTGAGAAGTTCCTTGCGCTCCACCATGTCGAAGGGCTGGGAGATCTCGGTGGCCCCCAGCTTCCTTAGCTCCTCGATGCGCTTGAGGGCCTGCTGCTTACCCCCGCCCTGGAAACCCTTGATGGGATTCCACCCGAAGTCCTGGAGGTGCATCTGCCCGTTGAGGTTGTAGGTGATGCCCCAGCGCCCCTTGCGGATATGGGGGATGTAGCCCTCCTTGCGGATGGATTCCATGCGTCGGAGGATGAGGGCATCCCTGCCCATGGGTGTCTCGTTGGGCCCATACCCCATCGCCACCTTGGTGGAATCGATCATGTGGGTGAAGAGTTCGTCCATCACCCGCCGCATTTCCTTGCGGGTATCATTCAGTTTCTTGGGGAGGGTTACCGTCTCGCCCTTCTTGACGCCGACGTGATCCTGCTGCGCCGTGATGGTAGCGGTGCCATCGGCGTTTTCGGTGGCAAGGCGGCCCTCGGCATCCTCCACCTCCATGATGCGGGTGATGGCCCGCCCATCTTTGGTGTCGAGGTCGGCCACCTTGCGCATCGACTCGGCATACTCGTAGTTCAGTCGGCTACGAATCTGCTCGCCCGTCTTCAGGGCGTTGACATAGGGGCGCAACTGGGGCCAAGTGGTAGCCAGGTTGTCCAGCGAGACGAAGCCCGACATGAACTTGAGAAAGCCGTTCATGGCGCGGAATGGCTCGTCCCCCGCCTTCATCGCCTCAAGCTGCTGGCGCTGCACCTCCACCCGCTGGAAAGCGGGGGTAAGCACCTTGGACCTCTGGGGGTTGCAACTATTGGCCATCTCTTACCTGCAATCGTAGGGTTTGGTGGCGGGCTCCCCCATCTCCACCTGCCTATTGATATCATCATTCAGCTTGCGGGCAAACTCCGCAAGATCCTTGTTGCCCTTCGGCAGGTTGAGTTCCTGCGAGTTGACTTCGGGGAAGAACTCGGAGATGGCGCGCCACGCCCGGTCCTGCCCCAGCGTCGTCCACTGCTCGCGACCAACTGGAATGTTTTCCTGTCGAAGTTTTTCCTGACGCTTTTTTGTTTCAACTTTCTTATCGACTACGTCCTTGAAGTCACGAATTGTGGAGGTTACTTTTTGACCAAGCTCTTGCAGCTTTGGGAGTTCTACTCCAAGTACATTCTCCACCATGGCAGAGGCTTTACGGGTATTCTGGTACATTGAGTAGATGGTAGAAGCGGGAATCTTGCTGACGATCTCTTTGGCTTTGCGGAAAACCGCAAAGTCTTCCCGTGAATTTTCGAGCATCTTGTTTAGTTTGTCGAAATACTCCGCAGGCCACTCCGAAATTGGTTGAGAATACGGATGGTCAGGTGCCACGTTCTTGCGAAGAAACTCCGCAAAAGCTCGACGATTTTCTGGCTTGTCAAAATTGTTCGATGTCAGTGTGTCTAATATGTCGTAGGTGCTTCTACGAAAATTTCCCGACTCTTCTATGTAATTTATTGGTAATTCAGCAATCTCTCCATCCAGCATTTGCCTGTCCCACTGGAGAGATTTAGGATTTCCCTCTGAGACCGCTTCTTTTATAATATCTTCTTCGCGTTGGCGAAACTCTGCGTAGTCTGCGCCTGGTTTAAATTGGGGAATGTCTAAACGCAGCATGGCTATGAGTGGATTGTAATCATAGCCATTTATCATAGCATCGAAGTAAGTTGCAGTATCAGAATTACCCGATTGCTCAAGAATGTTTTTTATGACTTCGGTGCTGCTTTCCGTGTCAATCTCACGTAAAACTTTTCCTAGTTCTGCTTGTTTTTCGCGATAAGCTACTATCTGTACTTGAATTCTGCTTTGAATTGGGTTTCGCGTTTCTCCCGCCTTAGAAACTCTACCATCGTTGCGCAGGTCAAAATAATCTTGCCATAAGCGCTCAACATTGGATTCTACCCTGTCCATGACATCCTTGATTTGCCTGCCCTTGGCATGCCAATCGGAAGGCAACCCCGGAATACCCTTGCCCGAAATGATGTCGCGCATGGTCATGACCATGTCGGCGGCCTTGCTAGCCCCCGTGCCCGCCGACGCCAATGCACGCCCCGTTGGACTCACGGCAGCAGCCGCCTGTCCCATTCCCCGCAGGAACCCGCGACGACCCAGGTCGGAAGACATGGCTTGGGGGATATCGGCTTCGGTGGCCGAAGGGGGCATCGTATCCTGCAGCGAGTTGAGCCACTCGGCCACTTCTTGTGAAGGGGCAAACTTGCTGCGCGCCCCCGTGAAGAACCGGCGCAGGGTATCAGCCAGCTTCTTGAAGAACTTGTCTACCGCCGTGAGGGGCTTCTCCTGGGTGGTGGCCCAGCGCGCAACCTGGTCCGCGAACCACTCGCCAAACGACTGCCAATAGAGGGAGAGGTCCTTGGCGGGGTACGTCCCTGCTCCTTTTACGCCACGCCCGCTGCGCAGAGCCCGCATCGCCTCGGCGTATTCGCGCGCCGACTTGGGGAGGTTCTCCGCCTGGAACTTCTTGAAGGCAGCCTCGATGCGCCTCCTGACCTCGGGGGAAGCATTCTGCAGGGCCACCTTCTCTACCAAGTGTCCCATCTCGTGTGCCAGGACTTCCAGCGTCTTGACGACGGTCATCCCCGGGCGCACAATTACGACGTGGTCACCATCCCCAAGGGAGACGCTAATTCCATTGATCCCCGGGAATTTCTGCGCCAGGTCCCTGAGCCTGCGCCACTTGCCGGCGAACTTGTTCCCCATCTCCCGCGCGGCCTCAGGAGTAACCAGGAGGATGCGCTGGCCGCCCAGCCCCAGCATACCCATCCACTCGCGGGCAATCCCCACCACCTCTGGCTTGACATCGGGAGATGCATGCAGCTTCTCGCCCGCCTTGAAGGGGCCGTTGGGATTGGCGGCAGCCTCCTTGTTCTCGGCTGCAACCACCTCGTCGCGCGCCTTCTGCAGCTTCGCCAGCTCCTCCTTGGTGAAGAGGGCGTTATCCCTGACCCTATCGAGGCTAACCGGCAGCAGCCTGTCACCCTTGGCGGGCACATAGATGGTGCTGCCCAGCATTGAGCTAGTCTGGATGAGGGCGAGGTTACCCTCCTGCCACACCACCCGGCCACCCATATCCCGGGCATGCTGCTCTGCCAGGCTCTCGGACATCGCTTGGGCGGCGGGGGGCTTCTTCTCGCGGCGCTCTGCCACGTCCCGCGCTTCCTCGGGGGACATCCCGTTAATGTCCTCGCGGGTATACCCCAACCCGTACAGCTTGTTGCGGGTGCCCTTGTCGAGGAGTTCCTGCCCGGTGACCTCGGTGGGCCTGTCGGTGCGCGGGCTGCCCTCGTCCCTAAACTGGGTGGACAACTCCGCTTCGGGGTTGACGCGGAAACCCAGCCCGGCGCGCTTCACATCCCCGTTGGAGGAGAGGGCTTCCCAGATGTCCTTGGCCTGCTGCTGGGTGAGTTCAACCCCCGGGCCCCCTGCGGCATCCAGATCCTTCTTGGTCAGGATCTTCTTGGGGTCCATGCGAATGACGCGGTTGCGCATCGCCTCGTACTGCTGCGGGGTAAGCCCCGCTGGGGGATTCTGCAGGGTGCCCTGCAACGAGGTGACGGGGCGCGACACCTCGGTGCCCAGCGTGACACCCTCGAAGCCGCCCTTGGTCGGAACCCCCGTGGGCTCCCCGATCTGCTGCCGAACTGGGGTGACGGAGGGCGTACCCACCTGCTTGACGAATACTCCGTCTTCCCCCTGCACTCGGCCAAGGCGGAACTGAGCGTCCACCGGCACATACGATTCCGCCCCCGGAGCATACTGCGCAAGAATATCGATGACATCCCGCTTGGAAGCATCGAGTCCCGCATCCTTGAGGCGCTGCTGCATGACAGGAAGGGAGACGCGCTGGCCCGACTTAAGCTCCCCAAGGTAGTCCTCGACTTCCTTGCGTACCCACGACTGCAGCTTGGGTGCCCTCTCGGCAACCTGTGCCCCTTCTTCCCTACGGAGATTCAGTACGATGTTGCGGGCAACATCGGGGCCCATCTGGGCAATCTGATCTAGCCTATACCCCGCATCCAGGAGGGCATCACGGACATCCTCGGGGACCTGGGCCCTCTCCGTCTGCAGGGGGGTGGCGCGGGGCTGGAAATCCCCGAAGCCCAAACCGGCCAGCATCTCCTCGTCGGCCAAGCGCTCCGTGCGCTCCTGGGTGAGCCGCTGGGTCTCGCGCTGCCGCGCCTCGTCGAACTGCTGGCGGAAAGCGGGGTCGCGCAGCAGGGAGGTATCGTCGTTACCCTGCTGGATGATATCGGCGTCAGAAGCCCGCTGGGCCTCCTCGGCGCGGCGCGCCTCTCCCCGCCGGGTGGTCTCTTGCTCCGCCGCGACCTTCTTGGCTTCCTGGTCCTTCACATACAGGAAGACGTGGTCCTGGGCCTCCAGGTCCAATTTGCGCATCTGCTTGAGATACGCCTTGCGCTGCGAGGGCGGGAGGTTCTCCTCGGCGTACTTCTCCGCCGCCTCCAAATCCACTCGGCCTTCATCGGTAAAGGGCACGTTGGGGTTGCTGCGGCGCAGGAGGGAAACAGCATCCCTTTGGAAGTTGGGGCCGGCGGGCGGCTCCTCACCCAAGAGGGCATAGCGCTCCTGCAACTCCACTTGGCGCTGCTCTTCGGCCTGCTGCTCCTGGCGCATCTCCCCCAACTGGGCGGCCTCGCGGGCCTTCGCCCTTTGCCCCACGAAGCCAGCCCCAGCACCCGGCAGCATCGTACCGAAGGCACCCTTGAGGGAGGCTTCCGCGATGTCCTTCCAGTTGATGGACTTGTCCGCCAGCGTGGCAACGGCAAGCTGGTCAAGTAGCTCCTGGGTACCCTCGGTGAGACCTTCGAGGGCGGCGGATTCGAGGAGACCACCGATGGCCCCCGCCGTCCCCGGCATTCCCTTGAGGAGGCGGCCCGCCAGCACATCGGAGAGCTTCTCCGAGAAGTCGATGCCCCGCGTCTTCTTGATGAGTTGGAGGGGACCCAGTATGTCGAGGGAGGACTTGAGGCCGCCAACCAGCGTCGCCACCTCGGGCCGCATCTCGCCCGTCTCGGTGTAAATTTTGGCGAAGGTCTCCGGCATATTCTGGGCGGCGGAGCCCAGGGCCAACCCGGCCATCTGCCCCCAGTTCCTGCCGATGAGGGCGGGCGCGGCTTCCAGGGCAGCCTTCTCGATGGCGGCGCGCGTACCCGCGTCAACGGCAATACCGGCAGCTTCCCTCTTGGCAATCTCCTTGGCGGCAGTCTCAGCGGCGGTGGATGCCACTTTTCCGGCGGCGCGCGACACAGCGGCTCGTCCCACCGTGGAAGCACCAGCGGCCCCCAGGCCCACGCCCGGAATGGCGGCGGTAGCAAGGCTGACTGCGCCCTCGCCCACGCTCTCGCCCAGGAAGGAGAAGAAGGACCCGACATCCTTGATGTCCTCCAGGCCCACCCGGCTGCCCAGCCCAGACTCCTGCAGCTTCTTCAGGCGCTCCTGGTACTCAAGGAGGTTCTTCTGGGCAGCCTCATCGTACCCAAAGGCACTCTGGACAAAGGCGGGTAGCGCCTCCGAGAGGAGCCCCTTGGTGGTTTCCACCCCGGTGGTAATACCACGGGAGATGGCCCCCGGACCCTCGGGGTTCTTGCCTGATACCCACTGGTAGCCGTTCCACTCGGCGGTGGGCGCACCCGGCCTGCCCGTAGCCTCTACCCACTGGGAGGCAGCATCATCCCATTCAACCTTGAGCGGAATCGCCATTCGTCACCTTGGGGGCGGGGGGAGTGCCGAGGGGAGACTCTGGGAGGAGTGGCCCAATGCCCGAAGATCAGCATCGATTCGCGCAAGCATTTCAGCCACACCCGGCATCATGGATTGAGGTGCCAACCTGGCGCGATCCGCCAGAAGGCGGTTGATTTCACTTTGAAGGTTCCGGCCCGCTGAAGCATCCGCCCCGATGTAGGCACCGCCAGCGCGCTGGGCTGCCGCCCGCAGGACGGGAATGCTCTCAAGGCGCGAGCGCTGCTCCGGCGTCCTCTGGTTCTCAGGGATGCGCTCAAGCTCCCCGCGCTCCCGCTCCAGGTCCACGACGATCTGGTAGGCTTGGCCGGGTCGCATCTGGGTGCGCTCCACTTCCCGCTTGAGGTCCAATTCCGCGCGGGCCAGGGCCAGCTTGGCAGCTTCCCGCCTCTCTTCGCTACCGCCCTTCTCGATGAGGAAGCGCAACTGCTGCTCGGCCACATTACGCTGGCGCTCCGCCTGCCCAAGTTCAAGCAGCTTGCCTTCGACTCCCCGCTGGGACTCGTAGCGACGATAGGCTTCCGTCCGTGCCTCCTTCGCCTCCTCGCGCTTGGATGCCCGCTCCTTCTCCTTCTCGCCCCGGTACTGCTCGACACCCTTGGCGAGGGGCTCCGAGATGACGTTGAGGCCACTGCGACCCAACTCCGGCTTGGCCGCCAGAATGCGAAGGCCCGTCTGCAGCATCGTCATGTAGGGGTCGGCCTTGTAGGTCTCCTCGGCCTTGCGCTCCTCGGGCATCCCCTTGAGCATGCGCTCGCGAATCTCCCCCTCGTTGAGGGGCTCCGGCGGCTTGAACGGGGTGAAGCGCAGGGGTGACCCCGCCCCACCGGACAGTAGGCGATCTATATTCGAGCGCCCCAGATCTGGCTGGGTCCTATCTCCCGGAGGAGCAGGAGGAGCCGGGGGAGCGGGGGCAACATCTCCGCCAAGCGGCGCGGGCCCTCGTGGCGCACGAGCAATACTCTGGGCGATTTCGGCCCCCGACCCCCCGGAAGAAAGCTCTGGGACCACCGGGATCTGGACGGTGCCCTCGGGACGCCCCGAAACCCGCCGCCTGTAAATCTCTTCGCGAATCTGGTAATCGCGGTAGGGGAAGCGACCTCGCAACGTGCGAGACCTCTCCAGCATATCCTGGAGATCGCTGAGATTGTACGCGGAAAGAGGGCGCGGGGAGGGCTGCCGCTCTCCACCCATGCCACCAAATTCTTCCATGCCGGAATAATCACTCATGTCACGGGGTCTCCAAGCACATTGATGCCGGGCGGGAATGTCCCGACGTTACCATACATCTGCTGGATGTCGTAGATGTCCAAGCTGCCCTTGCGCGTGGGCTGGGAGGCGGCCCCGGAGGGGCGCGACACGCGAAGCTCATCTTCCTTGGCTTCGGTGGCTCGCCGGAAAACGGGATCCTTTACGCGCACCTGGGTGATGTAGTCGCGCACCTGGCGGGGCAGCTTCCCGTACCAATCCTCGCCATGCACCTGGAGGTGCCGGTCAAGTTTGGCGGGCCCCCAATTGTAGGCGGCGAGTGCCTTGTTGTCGTCGCCGTACTTCTTCTGCATATTCTTGAGGAAGGTAAGGCCGCCCTCGATGTTCTCGTAGGGGTTGTACCGATTGACCTTGAGTTCCGTGGCGGCAGCCGCCCCAAGCTGCATGGGACCGTAATACTTGCTGCCCGCCGTGGCCCTCTTGGGGGAATCGCGCGTCTCGTGATAGTACACGCCGTAGAACGGGGAGGATACGTCCCCCCGCGCAAACCTCTCCTCGTAGTACTTGTCGAGTTCCTCGTTGGTCGGCATGGCTTACGGAGACCCAAACCCGGGGAGGCCAAGTGCTTGCGGACTCATGCGACCAGCCCAATTGGTGGCAAGGTTGGAGGGGGATCCGCCACCATACCCCATGAGGTTGTAGATGCTGGCACCAGTGAGGCCGAGGCCCGCAGCAGTCTGCAGCGGGGACATCTGCGGGATGAGGGTCTGCCCCTGCGTCGTGGTGGTGGCACCCGGCTGCGCCCCCCGGAGGAGACCCCCGAGTTGACCAAGCTGGCCCATCCCATACTGCTGGCCCCGCAGGTACTCCTGGAAGGCGAGGTCACGCTGCTGCTGCTCCAACTGGCGCGGGAGAGCCTGGCTCTTCATGATGGCATCTAGGCCACCCAGACCCAACTGCTGCGCCTGCGCGCCCATCTGGGAGAAGAGAGGGGCCGCCTGCAACTGCCGCTGGGCTTCCTGCTGCGCGAGGGCGGTACCGGAGGTGAAGGCCCGCTCTTGCCCCGTCTGCTGGATATCCGCGAGGCGCTGCCCCAGATTCCTTTCAGCCTCCGCTTCTTGCACACCGTAGCGCGCCCCGCCGAAGGCACCCTGCCTACTGGCCTGGAAGCCCATCTGGGGCCGCATCTTCTCGTAGTCGCGCACGGCCTCGCGCTTGGCGATATCGGTGACGTACTGAGTGTAGGGGTTCATGTACTGGGAGTAGTCGATATCGCCCACCCCCCGCGAGCCCATCGCAGCACTTTCAAAGCCGGCGGCCAGCCCTGGCATGTAGGCCCCTGCGGCCTGGGGGGCTGCTCCAATGGCCTGCTGCTCCGTGGCGCTAAGTGGGGCAATGCGCTGCGACGGGTCGTAATACTCGTAGGGGGTGGCCCTCACCTCGGCTTCGCCGGCCTCGACGATCCGCTTGAGAGCATCCTCGTACCACGATGGGAACTGCGACGACTGAACGGTCGTAGTGGGCTGCGTCGAGGTGCTGGACTTGCAAAGGAAACCCATCAGAAACCCCTTGAGTAGACGCCGCCCACGCGGGTAAATCCGTGGCGCTCATAGAAGGCATCTTTGCGCACCACGTCCTCCCCATGCACCACTGCCATTAGGAGGGGGAGTTCCCTCATAGTAGCATATTCGAGGGCAGCACGCAACAGGTGGGAAGCGATGCGTGAGGTGCGCGCACACGGGGCAACATAGAAGACGAGATCCCCCAGGAATTTGCCGTGGGAGTACCAATGTTCTCCCTCCTGGAGGGCGAGGACACCCGCGAGCCTATCCCCCTTGAGGGCAAGGAAGATGCGACCCCCCTGCAGGCAATCCCCGAGGGCAGCTTCAACCTTGTGCGGGGCAATGGGAGGCAGCCCCACGGGTGCCCCCGCATGCATCTCCACGAGGAGGGCCCCGATGGCGGGGATATCCCCCTCCTTAGCGACCCTTATCATAGAGCCTCACGAGGTCGCCCACGCTGTAGTTCTTGGGCGGCTGCTTCTCGTGGCCGTAGGCTTTCTTGCGGATTGCCTTGCGCAGCCCGTCGAGCTTGCGGGCACCCGCCTGGTTGTTGCCGTCCCCCAGCGCCGCTACGGTGGCGGCATCGAAGACAAACTCCCCGGAGGACAACCTCGCGGGCCCCTTCCCATCGATGACGGCAGGCACATCATCATCCATGCCGCCGCTACCCCCGGGGACGTAACCCCCCGCAGCGTACATCCCCGTATCCCCAAGAGTGTCAGCCCCCGGAGTAGAACTGCTCATGCCTCCCATTTGGGAAGCGACACCCTCAAGAGATGCAGAAGCTCGGTCTGCTGCCTCTATAGCGGCTTGAATCTCAGCAGCTTCGTCGATACTCGCACTTCTGATTCCCGAGGAGACGGGCGTCGTAGATATAGCTTGATCCACGAAAGAATAGCCAAGGGGAGTGCCGAACGCCCCAAAAGGGCTGGCGGCATTGACTAAACCTGATAATGTTTGGCCCGTAGTGAGACTAGGCAGTCCCTGTTGCGCAAGGGCAGCATCCATTTCACGAGCGTCCAAGTAGGTGCCCAAAGCAGCCCCAGCAAGGGTTCCGATGGGTCCAGCCACCGTTCCGCCTAGTATGCTCAAGGCCTTGCCTGTACCGATATCATTACCGACTGCCGTACCCCCGGCGGTGGTGGGATCGGACTTGTCCGCTTCTCCCGCACTTCCCTCCTGCATTCCGCGCATGACGGAGGCAACGCCGGGGGAAACGGGGGTCTCCTCGCGGGTGGGCTGCGTCCCGTAGATGCCCATGTAGCCGGCATTGCGCGGGGAATAGACGGGCATGGGTTCCAGCGTGCGCGGAGCCTCGGGGGGAAAGTTGTAGGGACTTGCGTAGCCGTAGGCGTAGCTCTGGAAAGGATTCATGTCTTGTCCACCTTTACGAGACCCTTGTCTTGCAGGTCGGAAAGCAACTTCACGAGGGTGTTGGCCACCGCCGTGACGGTAATGTTCCCCAGATCGATGGTGGCGCTAGCTGGGATTGTACCAGAGACAGCGTAGCCTGTCACGCCGGGGCCCGTCACCACCTGGCCGTGGTAGAGGTTGAGGACGCGCACCAACTCACCCCACGCACTCTGGGCGTCGGGCTGGAGGGAGAGAGGGGGAAGGGGCAGGAGGGGCTTCATCGCTCACCGTCGGGGGCCACCCGAAAACGCATGGCACCCAAGCGCCACGAGGTGTTGACACCATCCCCGTCGATGCGATAATATGCGTGGCGCCCCCGTATACGCAGGTCGATCTTCTGCGTCTGCGCCGATACGGTGAAGGGCCCCTTCGTGACTTCCTGCGCCGTCGGAGTGTTGGGGTACTTGAGGGTGTGCAGCGTAATTTCGACGTTGCCCGGCATCTCATCCCCATTCCTATCGGAGAAGTCGGGGATGATCCTATCCATGTACATCAACTCTTGGCCCGCGTCCAGATCGAAGAGATTGCTCTCGATGTAGGATGGGAGGGCCGCTCCGTCGGCGTCGTTGCCATACTCATGATAGTAGAGCTTGGTGGCACTGCCGGCATACTCGGCGGCAATGGGGTAGGTGGCGATGCCCTGGTCGATCCACGCCGTGCGCACCATGGTGCCGATTGACCACAGATCCTGCATGTAGTCATAGATGACGTAGGAGTCCACTTCGCCCGAGGTGGTGGGGTAGAACCAGATGACCTCGTTGTAGGAGGTGTTGGAGCCGCACACGATCTTGTCTAGCTGGGTGCGATCCAGGGCCTCGAAGACGTAGCGCAGCACGTCGCACTTCAGGGGTCGCGCCGCCGCACCATCATACATCATGAAGCGCTCGTCGGCCATCCAGTAGGTGCGGCCCCCCACCTCCGTCATGGCATTCTGGCCCAGCACCCCGCAGTTGGTGCCGATGAGTTGGAACCCGAAGGTATACGGGGGACCAACCTGCTGCATGCTGTAGAGGTTCTCGTCGGTCCAGATGAGGATTTGGCCCCGGGTGCGCCTTGCTGCCACGATCTCGGAGGCCCCCGAGAGGACCTTGTCGCCCGCCGTGTTGGTTGCCGAGGCCGTCCAATCGTTGATGTCCTCCTGCGAACACCACCGGATGTAGAGGGGGTTCACTACCGAGGTCAGGGCGTCGGGGCACCCGAAGGAGATGAGGTGCCTATCTTCGGGGCTCACCAGGATCTGCGTATTTTGGGAGGGGGTGGCGGTAACCTGGTAGGCTCGCTTGGCGGTACCCTGCGAGGAATCCCAATAGTAGATGCCGTCGTTGCGGGGGGATGCCACCAGGTCCTCACCCCAATTGTCCATGCTCCAGTAGCGCAGCGGGGCCACGAAGGCTGAAGAGGCGGGAGTACCCCAGCCCTGGCCGCCGCTCCACACGCCCGCGCCCCACCCGAAGCTGGCGGCATTGCTGCCGAACCCGGAAGGATGGATGAAGAAGCCCGTGGCCACGCCGCCCGAGGAAGCAGATGTGGCGGCGGCAGTGACCCCCGTGTTGATGGTGAAGCTGTTGGCATCCACTACCGTGATGGAGAAGCCCCCCAGGGGTGCGCTCACCGGATAGATGTTGCCGCCCACCGTAGTGGTAATGGAGGTGAAGTAGAAGTAGTCGCCGGTGGAGTGGCCGTGGGCCGACACTGAAACCGTGATGGTGGTGGAGCCCGCCGAGGTGCTGATGATGTTGGAGGCGGAAACCGAAGTGTCGACGGGGGTGATATCGAAGTACTTGCCGCCGTCCCACACCATGAGGTGGGAGTTGGTGCCCACCGCGAGGTAGGTGGTGCCCGCCAGGTTGACCCACGTGAAGAGGGAGCGGCCCACGCCGGGTACCGTGACGGTGTCCCCCACGCCGTTGATGTTCTGCCACCCACCAATTTTTTCGGGCTGGCCGTAGCGGAACCTTACCTTGTCGGAATCGTACCAGCCGCCCTCGCCCGCGTAGCGGGTAAGCTCCCGGTTGACGCCGGGCCTGGCGGGTGCCGTGATGAGGCGAGGACTACGGGGTGCTTCCGCCACGCTTCTTCTCCAGATAGCCCTGCACCGTCTTGCTCTCGTAGATGCGCAGCGCGGTCCACACTATGGTGAAGAGGGCGGCGATGGCGGGGAAGAGTCCCGCGAAGGTACCCACCACGGTGGCTACCGAGGCCGTATCGATGAGGTTCTTGGTGGTGTCATCCATGGAGGGACACCCACAGGAGGAGGCCAAGGAGGAAGCCCACGCAGCACTCGGCCCTTTCTGTCCAGTTGCCGCCCAAGGGCTTGTTGGCGGCATAGGCCACCATGAAGAGGATGCCGCCCAGCGAGTTGAGGAGGACCCACGGGTTGTACCAAGCGAGGGGGGCGATGCACAGGGCGGCCACCGCCACTCCCCACAGCGCCAAGTAGAAGTGGTCGCGGCCCTTCTCCTCCAGGCCCATGCTCTTGTCGAAGTAGGGGAGGGTCATCGCCGCGAAGATGAAGGGCCACATCGCCGCCAAGTGCCAATTGAGGTAAGCGAGGGGAGCCACGATGAGGGCGCTGCTGACGATGCGCGTGATACCCGTGCCCACATGGATGCCCACCATGCTGGTAAGCTGGTTGAGTGCCCCGCCGCGCAGCCGCCAGCAGAACGCGCACCACAACGCATACAGGATAGGGATCATCTTGCCCTCGCGTACTTGAATGGAGCTTCGGCAAACGCGGCGAAAATGTATGTGCTGCCACTTCCGTTGATTACGTTATCAGACCATCTCAACTTGAAGCCATTTGAAAGAATATCGATGCCGTTGGCTTCCGCCGACTCCGCATTCGCTATATTGAAATACAGCGGCGACTTGGCTTCATTGTTTGGCATCCGCGCGGCGTCGTACTGCCTCCAAGAAGTGGCGATGTTCCGCCCCTTGAGAAAAATCCATTTTGGTTGGAAGCCGCACCACACGAACGGCCCGTCCGTAGCGCCGTTGCCGACGTAGCTGCCGAACTTGGAGAAGCCCTCCACGCCAGCAAACAAGTAGGCCACGATGCCCGTGCCGCTCTGGTTGACGAACGAGTCAGTTCCAACCGTGAACACCGACGAGGTCGGCATGGTGTTGTTGAAGAATGCGGCGAGCGCCGCTTCAGCAGCGGTCTGGGTGGAATACAAGTAGTAGTTCGCGGGGTTGGTCCCGCCGTTGAGCTTGGAATGGTAGACGACGAATGGTTCAAATCCGGTGGGAGCGCCACGGGTCCGGATCATCATCATCTCAGGGACGACGCCAAGGCCATGCGAGATCGTCCGGTTCGTCGCATTTCCGGTGAACGTCACCACATCGAAGCCGGGCGTCGCGCCCTTCTTCCATGCCCAATCGACGTAGGTATTGGTGTTGATGTTGACCCCGCGCGAGGATGCGTCGCTCCCCAACGAGTAGCCGTTGCTGTTGAACGCGGTCAGCGTGTTGGCGTCGGTGTATTCCGCGCCGGACCAGTTTGTCCCGAGCCCTTTCTGCACACCTCGACCGCTGTCGAACATATTGTGGTTGGTCGCTGCGCTACGAGACTTGATCCACACAAGGTCAGGCTGGAAGCCCAGCGAAGACACACTTGCCGTCGCGCCCGTTCCGGTACGCAACGTAGCATCCATGTAGAGCGAGGGCTTCTTGATCGTCGGGACAGAGAGGTTCGCGGTGTTCAGGGCCTTGAAGCCGCTGGGCGGGGTGTAGCTGAAGGCGCGCTGGCCGAAGTTGATGGAGCCAGAGATCGTTGCGGCAGCCCCCGTGTCTCCAACGATTGCCGCGAAATCTCCGGTCAATCCAGAGTACGCCTGTCCTTGCGACGCATTGTTCTTGTAGAACGTCAGCGTGCCAGCATCCATGTCAAGCCCCACGCCAATCACATCGTTGGTCGTGTATGTCGCTCCATAAGCGGGGAAAGAGTTGTTGTTGCCCTTTGTCCCATTCGACAAATAGACGTAGGCGTTGGCGCTTTGGCCGGGGCCATTGGTGCTGATCGTTCCAACAGGTGCCTTGGCAACTCCAACCTGAGTGATTCCAGCCACACCGTTGGCGGTGAACTCCCAGTACCATTTCCCGGTTGAAACGTAGATCGTCCCAAGCGCCGCAGAGATCGCCCCAGCACTCGTCGTGATGTCTAGCCCAGCGGTGAGCGTGTTGGTGCCGCCGACTTGGTCGATTGAACTGAACGTGCAGTAATTCAGCGTCGGCGTGTCGGTCATCTGGTCGAACGTCGTGCCAGCCGTCACCGAGATGCCGCTGGTCGTGAAGTTGTTGCTGTTGCCAGAGGTGTCGTAGCCGATGGTCGTGGTGGAGGCGGCGTCCTTGAACTCCAGGAAGAAGCCGTTGGTGCCGTAGGTGCCAGAGTACGCCTTCGGCACCCATACGCCTGTGGTGGCATCGGTCTGGCCGAAGCTGGAGGGCGTCAGGGCTTGGCCGTCGATGAGATAGAAGTTGGCAAGGTGGCCGTCGAAGTACCCACCACCCCTGCCAATGTCATGCAAGACCGCATTGCATAGATCGGTGTCAGAGTTCTGGGCCGGGACCGAGTAGCTGGAGAACGTCAAGGCGACGTTGTTCCACCAAACCTTGAGGCGATCCGTGCTTGTCGCCTGCGTAGTATCCCTCGCTACCAGAAGGTGACCCCATGCGCTGGGATCGCGGAACAGGGCATTGGTCGTGCTGTCGAGGTTACCGAAACGGACCAGCAAGTTGTTGCCCGCCGTGAAGCGCAACGCTTCCGTGTTGCCAGCACCTACGCCGAGGAAGTCCATCAAGGAGCCAAGGCCCCCACGCTTCACCCACACGCTCAATGTCGCTGTCTTGCGATTGCCAGCGACTGCGGGGGTGCGGGTCAGGTACGCGCTGTTGCTCGCCCGAAAGCGCATCGAGTTGGTGATC